AAGTGTTGATGAAGCAAGATTGCGTGGCGGTTTGTTGTTTGAAATTCCTACTGGGAAGCCAAACATTAACTTTAACTTCGAGCCTCATCAAGACATCTTAAGCATGTGCCCATCTAGAAAGTGGCGAGCTACTTGCGAAAACTAACATTGAATGAGTTGAGTAGTGCTTGACTCATTTGTTCGACTATAATTTCTTCTAGGTCTTTACTAATAGTAGTTTGATCAAGTCCACTCTCAACCCATACAGCGTGAAAGAACTCGTGCAATAGCACTTGTTTAAGCTCGTTCCCTTTAAGTGATTTGTCTAATAGAATCTTTTTACCATCCTTAATGGTTGTACCATCACATTCACCAATATCTATTAGGTTATCAACTATTTCTATAGACCACTTCTGACCCATTATTTTAAGGGTTTTCTTCATACGAGTTTTCCTATCCAGTTACCCGATCCATCTAGAACCATTGGTAACAAAACAGGTTGACCCTTTATGATCATTGCACATCCTATTAATGGTCTATCAATGGTGGTCTTGTTATAGGCGAACGCTAAAGACTTATCGTCAATTAAACAGCCAACGTACATATCAAAGTAAAGGTCTATAGGATTCGCCCAGTAGTTAATTTGAAACTTAGAATGGTAATGCCCCTGCACTGATGACATGGACATATTCTTACTTAACTTCATTGGTGAACTTGTCTTTCCGTGATGAAACAAACAAGGCCTTCCATCACTTAAAACTAAAACTAATTCCTTGTGCCAGTTCCAACCCTTAGGAGCATCTAACATTTCTCGATAAGGTTTAATAACACTAGCTGGCAAACCATGTGCTTTGGCTTTTCTGTACACAAGAGACCCGTGGTTTGATTCAACTAAGTCTACGTTAGGAAACATCTTATAAAGGTCTCGAAGCTCATCAATGGCTTTCTCGAACTCCTGTGAAGGTGATAACAAATCTGGGTCTGTGTTATGAAACGAAATACTATGACCGTCTATTTCATCCCCAATATGCACAACTTTATCTGGGTCATACTCTTCTTTTATTTTTTTAAGGAAGTCGTATGTGTCCGGATGTTGATACGGGTAATGGGTATCTGAAATTATAAGAACTCTTGAGTTTTTGCCTCGTTTTCGTCCCATGTGCCTAGTATTATAGCATACTTAGGTCTATGTAAGATAATGTCAGAAATCTAGATCATCGTCCTGTTTGGCACGTTTCTTTCGTTTTTTAGGCAGTGAGTCAATCAATCTTTCTTGCGCTTTCTCTTTTAAGTTACGCACTCTGAAGCTTCTAAATTCGCTATACAAATGTTGTAAAAGCTCTGGTGAATCAACCACACAGGCAAAGCAGTTCATTTTGATCTTAGTAGATAAAAACCCAAGTTGAATATCACTAACAGTGCTAAGGCGCCCTGGAGCTTTAAGTTCAATCCAAACAGCAATTCCATTAGGATCACACCCCACAACGTCAGAAAAACCGGCAACAGTCTGACCGCGAAGATACCGCCCAGCGCTTGCGCTATAAACCGCCTTACTTTCAACCACATGACATGAAAAGTTGTTTGCATATAACCATTCCATTACCAGCTTTTCGACTTCTTTCTCTGGCTTATTGTTTTTGCGTTTTGGTTTAGTTGATTTCTTATTAATATTTTTATCAAGACGCTTTATTAGAGCGTCCTTACTTGATTCTTTACCTTTTAAAAACTTCTTTAACTCGTCAGACATTAAACACTGACATCAAAATAAATCACAGCCAAATAACCAGGGCCACCTGCACCAGCAAATACACCACCTGAATCGCCACCATTTCCGCCACCACCTGCACCGATCCCACCAGTGCCACCAACAGCATTAAAGACACCTGAACCGCCAACACCACCAGCACCAAGTCCAGCACCGCCGCCCCCTCCGCCGCAGAAGGCACCGCTTAATGCGCCACCAGCACCACCGCTTGCGTAAATAGAGTTCTCACCAGCGTAACCATTTTGTACAGCGCCAGCTAAAGTTTCGCCGCTACCGCCGCCCGAAGGTAGTATCTGGCCATTAATAACTTCACCCATGTAGTTACCCTTACCAAAACCAATTGTATAACCTGGGTCACCAACAACTGCTGAGTTAATTCCGAGTTGAGTTACTCCATAATGAACTGAAGGACTTATTGTATTGTTTGAATGCGAACCACCAATGCCACCCTTGAAAGTTGCATAAGTAGATAAGCCAACCAACGTTGTATCACCGCCGTTTGCACCAGTTCCAAAACCACCAGCACCACCGCCACCTGCGCCTATAGTAACAGTTAAACTTGCAAGTGCTGCTTCAGCAGAAATATCTACAGCTATAAGCATAGGTTGTGAACCACTACCACCACCGCCGCCGTTACCGCGTGCACCAGTGTTTCCGCCGCCGCCGCCGCCACCGCCGCCGCCGCAACCAAGTAACCAAACCCAGTCAGGGTTAACGTTAGGAACATCCCAAGTACCACTAGCTGTGATTTCATCAACAGTAACTTTACGATCTATAAGGGCGTTGATATTGCTACCAAACTTCTTCATGACCGCTTCGGTAGTTGGTGCATCACCTGCTATTTCAATGTCATTCATCTTAACTATCGCACTTGGTAAATCAGCCATTATTAACCCCTCTTAAAGCATCGTATAAAGTTCTTCGCCATCGTCAAACGGCGCTGTGTCGCGCATATGTGTGTAAAGCAATTTTAATTGTTCTGTCTGTGTATTGTATGTTGGCAAGTGTACCAGGTCCCCTGCTAACGGAACAAAGCCGAGACTTGTCTTAAATGTAATTTGATTTCCCGAAATACTTGATACCTCTGCAGTCCCAACCCTGGTTGTAAAGTCGGGAGAGCGGACAGTAAGCGTAAGGCCTTTAAGTAAGAACCGCGCCCACTTAGCACCCTCGTCACTTCCGAAACGACTGGGCAGGCATTCTGTGATTGTAATAACAGTCGTGCTAGTTCCAAATTTAACTTCACTTGTCGGAGAGAAAAGTCCATATCTTGTATCCTGTTGGAAACCAGTATCAGTCATGTTTAGTTTTGTTTCGCCAGTCTTTAAATTGATAGTTTTACTCGTTATCTCCATCAACCTTGGCCCAAACCCTCTGGCACCCGTATCTGTGTCTGGCACCTCAAGGTTGCTTAAATCCAATATCATTATGTCACCAACTTCTAAATTAAAAGCTGTAGACATAAATACAGGTACGTTTTCAAAGAACTCAGCCGCCAAGCTATAACGCTTTAACCTTCTATCCGAAGCTGTTTGTGCTAATGTTTGCGCTTGGTTTTCTGTACGCATACCCTGTGATTCAATTGTAAAAACCTTGTTACCAACATCTATTTGTGCCTGTGAAGTTGCATCTAGAGTTAACTCATTATTTAAAAACTTATCTTCTTCAAGGCGGCTTGCATCGTACTTAAACACAACTACGTTTTCAAAGTTACGGTTTATTGTACGCCTAACCTTTAGTGACTTGGGGTTCTTTATATTAGTTTCATCAAACGTTAATGTTTGTTCACCTGGCACTGGCCCTATGTGGTAACCAACACTAGAAGCTGCTTTTCTTGGAACCGTAAATGCCGCCGCCGGAACATATACTTGCTGTTCAATAAACTCTCTACCATCTAAAGCATCACGCAATAGAAAGTCATATAAAAATGAACTTAAAAACCTTGAGCGCAATAGTTCATGTCCATCAGCATCTACTTCTTCACCACTCATTGCCAACCCGTCAGGCCAAACGTCATACATGGATCTAAAGTCAACAATCGCTGCCGTATCTGTTTCAGCTACCAGAGCTGCCGCCCCACCCAGAACCAAAGTAGTGCCGCTATCATCGACAGTAATAGAAGTAACTGGCTCATTCGTGACATTATTAGCCCCCTCTGTAGCACCCGTTACGCTCACAAAGTCACCTATGTGAATACCATAACGCTGTTTTAAGTCTATGTTTTCAAAGAACATTGAGTTGGCAATTTCAACACTTACATCTTGCTGGTTTACAAAATGCTTCATTGTTACAGCCTCTGCCCAAGGTCCACCCTTGCCAGAGTACATAAGCTTAAGAGCAACTTCCATAGCGTCACCCTCTAATCGGTAACGACTTGAAACCTGATCTTCAGCCGTGTGTGCTGACGGGTCTGTTCCCAACCTACTGCGCACAACAGTTAAAGTGTTTGTTGCAATATTAGTTACTTCCATAATTTCGTTATTAATTTGGATAAGCGTAGTAAAGTCAGTATCAATAGTGCCATCAGGACCAGTTATTTGTTCCAACAAACCAGATGCCTCTAAAACATCAAAGCTTGTAACACTATCGTTTATATCTGAAACCAACTCGGTTTCGATTAATGGATATATTTCTTGCCGCTTCTTCGTGTCTGGATGAGCAATGTTTAAAGTGACCAGGCCAGGTACAGCAGATATATCATCAACAATACCTCTAAATAAAACAATGTAGTCCCTAGGGAAAGCTGTAGAGTCGCTAAACCCATAGTACAAACGACAAGGCTTACTAAGTAAATCATTTACCACCTCGCCAGGTGTAATTAGTTTTGTCATCTTACTTGCTTGATCTATTAAAGCCACTTTGAAACTTGAAACCGTTGTGGCCAACCCTCTATCTGGGTCTACTGTTTGTTTAATAGATGTTGTAGTTCCGCTAAATGAAATGAAACTTTCTTGATCTTCAATCTCTATTAAGTCCCCATAGGCATATCCACCGCCATAAGTAACCCCTGTAGCACCATATTTAAGTGTTTCAAGTATAGGAATTGCCCCATAAAGCGTGTCTACACCGTCTATTTCTAGGACTAAATTGGGCCTAAGCGTGTCTTGTTTACTAGCTCTTCGCGTTCGTTGCGTTAAATCAAAGGCCATAAATATCATCATCCTTAAGTTTGAACATATGTCTAACCACGTTCATATCAATGCCAGGGCAGTGCTTGTTAGCAAACTCATAGTGTCCCTTCCATTGGTCCCAGTTAATACCATAGCGTAAAGCCATCTTCATATAAAGTCTAACTAATGAGTGAACTTGCATCTCACCAAACCTATCTGTGCCTATCAGACAAACACCAATGCTGTTCTTGTTTTCACCCTTACAGTGCGCACCTTGCTCATATTCTGGCCGACCTGGCATCGTCTCACCATCAACGTAAATAACGTAATGATAGCCAATACCTTGCCAACCCCTAGCCTTATGCCATGCGTCTATTTCTTGTACTGATATGTGCTTATGGTTTGGTGTAGCTGAGCAATGAAGTATGACCTTTTTAGGTACGTTCTTCACTTCCAATACTCGCAAGCGTTAATGAGTTTAAACAAATCGTCAGGTGATAAACAGTAAAGTTTCTTACCGTTGTGGTCTGTCTGATGGATCTTTACTTTTACGTTTGGATTTATCTTTTGACTTGTCTGACAACCCACCGCTAACAAGGAACTGCTCAATAGTGCTAGTGTCGCCATTCTTTTTAGCATCTCTAAACGCCTTCCTTAGTCGCCTTTCTCTACTAGTCTTTTTAATGTATTCGACTAGCTCAAGAATTTTTGGCCAGACCAACCTTAGAAAACTTAACGCCCTTAAAAGCTGGCCTAACCAATGCATTTATTTCTTCTTCTTACTTAATGACTCTGGTCCTGGCTTTCTCGCAACCGGCGAAAACGCCGCAAGAGCACGAAGTAAAGCACCAACAAATGGCACCGCTTCCATACTCTGTAACCACGCATCGTCATCCTGTGAAGGTGTTGCGTAGATATAAAGTCTACCAGCAACAACTAATCCACCAGCTATCATAAGAACATAACCAGCCAGTGGCCAAACGCCTGCTAGTGAACTTAAAAATGCTTCTATTGATAATTCCATTTAAACACTCCTTGTGTTTGGTTTATTTTGGTCCTGTGCAATCAATCATAAAATCAGAGTCAACCGCTACATTGGTATCAGCTCTGAATGTTCGTGCTGTAATTTCATCTTTGTCTAATGTACTTTCGTCAAACCAGCAAAGAGTCATATATAAACTTTCCCTAGCTGTGCATTGACAATTAGGTCCATCAGAAAATGTTCCTGCTGCAAAATTAATGGTAACATCACCAACACCATTATCAGTTAAACTGTCTACACAATCACCATCACTTCTTGTTACCGTTGGTGAACCACCATTTGAAATATAACTAGTGCAGATTTGAGTTACATCAACCCTAGGACTTTGAACATCACTTTCTGCTACACCAGTAGCTGCCCACGTAGAGATAGGAACTTCAATAATAATATTAACTCCATCACCAGAATTAAATGCAAAAGGTGAAGTGTGAGTAACATTAGATCCAGGAGTTGATGCAGCATCTAAGAAGAACAGAACATCTACTGTGTTAGTATCAATGTATCGCACCGATGTAGGGTGCCACGTAGTTCCTGTATCAATTATATTTCCGTAACCAACAACAGGATTATCTGTAGTAGTTGGAAGCTTTGCAGTATCTATAACTGGTATTTCAGAAGGGATATCAACATTTAAAGCTGTGGCTGTCGGAACTCCAGATGTTGCAACATTGATTTTGATTTGAGCTGAACCACCTACGCGGCGGAAGTAACAAACAATTGTGGTGTTTGTAACCCAATTACTCGCACAAGTTCCTAGTTGCCATTCTTCAATTATTCCACCACCACCAGTACCTAGCTCTTCCCAGGCAGTACCGTCATAGTAATTGTATTTATCTGTGTCTGAATTATAAACAACCAAACCAGTAGCAGGTGAGCTAACAGCATCTCTTTGTACTTCAGTCATTCTAGGAAATAAAGCACCTTTGGTAGTACTTTCTACTTCTAAAGCGGCTGATGCATCCGGCGTTGACGTTTGGCCTACTGCTAGATCTTCACTAACAATCATACGCCGGAACCGCTTAGGAAGATCTGTAAACGCAGACATACCCACTAACATAATAGCAAAAAACAAAATGTATTTCTTCACAAAAACCCCTTACGAACTAAATTGACTAAACGTTTTCCTCACACTAAAGAACAGTTCCCCATTATAGTTTGCACCAGCAAGTGTGTCAGTGGTATAGTCCACCGTCCCAACCCCTGCAGCAGTTCCAACGTCAAATGTTGTACCCATATCTTCATTAGAATAATGATCTTCACTAACTTCCCAAACCGCAGCGTCTATTTTGTATTGCAAAACAATTTCACCGGTAGCTTGTTTCTCATCTGAATCAGTCCTACGTCTCATAGCGTAGTCTAAAATAACAGTATGTCCGTTAGCTTCATCAAAAACCATATTAAGAAAATCAGTATTAGTCTGCGCATTAGATATTGTTTCACTTTGTTCGCCCCCTGAGAGTCGTGGGTCTGAGTCGGTAACATATTTGTTACTAACCGAGGGGCTGCCGTCAGTTCCGGCAAGCGCAGCCTTTTCGTCTGCTGTGGGCGCGGTCCCTTGTAAGGTTGTGATTGAACTTAAATTTGAAGCAATGCCAGATGTGTTAGTGGCAATGTCAGAAGTGTTTGTAGATATGTCTGTAATGTTATCGTTAATAGCCTGTTGTGTGTTTGAAACTTGCGCACCAGATCCTGCGTTGTTTAAGTCTATAACTGCAACCGTTGTTTCTGTACCTGTGTTGGTCTTAGATATATAAGCGGCGTTTGTTACTGATGCATTTACCGGCTGTCCGTTTGATACTGCCATTACTCAACCACCCTTAATGTTAAATTACCAGTTTCAAAATACCCATGAAGGCTTTGGTCGAAACGCTCTTTTAATTCATACCCAATGCCGTCTCTATGAGAAGCCGTTCTTTCAAGTATAACCTTATCAAAGGTATTTCTATCGTCAATGTCTGGCATAAATTCAAACCTGCCCTTACGTGTGATTTCTTGCATAAATGATCGCAAATCCTCAACACCAGTCAAGTTGGCTTTCATAAAATCATATACGTGTTCGCCTAAGTCATTAGCCCATTGAATATTAAACTTATAAAATTTCTCTATTCCAAAAGTAACGGCTTCAACTTGACCATTTGCTGATTTATGCACTGTGCCTTGGGATGCTTGTTGTGAGTCAGCCTTATCAATATAGCTTTGAAACTTAGTTTGCGGCTCAAACACACTGCCAGCGCCATCAATGCCACTGTATGTAATACCACCCGTTAAGTCAGACGCTTGATTAAAGCCAATAAGACTAAACACAGAAGTGCCTATGGTTGTGCCTGTCGATAGCAGTAAATCAAACGTACCTGCAGCGCTAATAGTAACTATTCTAGTAACCCTATCAAGTGTGATTGTGTATTCTTGGCCACCAGCAATGTCCATTGCACGCTTTATTTCTACCGTTAGTTCTGTCAGTGAATAAGCCCCAAACTCTAACTCTGCGTTTAGCTCACCACCACCTTCATCAAATGGTAGTAGGTAGTTTGTGTCATCAACTGTTGTACCATAATAAAAAACACTAAAAGTCTGAATCATGATGTTGCCGCCGCGTTAATAAGTGTGCCTTGTGTATCAAAGCTTTCGTTAATTATTTCTGCTATTCTTACACCAGTTTCATCACTATCAAATACATTACCCTCAATGTTGACATTAATAGCTTGCTGTTCACTTATTTCTTCAGGGTCAAAACCACCATCAAATTCTTGATCGCCACCGCCGAAATCACCAGCTGTTGTTGATCCAGTTGATGCACCACCTGCGCCAGACCCACCAGCTATTGCCTTTAGAGCGCCCCCTAAAACAATTAATGCTATTCCAAAAGGAACCGAAGCGGCAGAAGATTGAAAACCTGGAATAACAGAAAGACCAGATCCAACTAAAACCATCATCGTTCCTATCTGAATAGCCAACTCACCAAAAGTACCTAGTACAGCTTTGGCAAATGCATCAAAGCCGTTTTCACCTTTAGCAAGAGCGGAACCTAGTTGACTAAATGCGCTAACCATCCCATTAATTGCGGTGTTTCTGAAAGTAGACATAAAGGTATTCATAGTTGTAGTAACTTTTTGGAAAGACTGAGCTATGGCATCTGTGAAATCTTCGACATCACCTTTTGCTAGTTCTGATTGAGTTACTGCGATTTCTTTTAATTTAAATCCAAGCTCTTGTTGTTTCTCTAATATTAATTGGCTTCTTTGCTCTTGTGTAAGTGAAGCGTCCCTAGCAAACTGTTCTTCAATTTGCCTTATCTGTTCATTAGTTTGCATAATTAAAGCGCGTTGTTTTTCACTACCCAATTGAATTAATCGAGTACGTTCTTCAGCCGTAACACCACCACGCTTAATAGACGCTTCTTCTGACTGTATTCTTGCAAGTTCTAATTCTGCAAGCTTAGCCCTAAACTTATTAATATCTGGTACGGGAAGGACTTCATCTTTTCTGCCGGCGCCCTTCTTTGTAAGGCGCTCTACAGTTTTATCTAGTTTAATTAATTCACGCTCAGCTATAGCTAATCTGTCTATAGCAACCCTTAGGGCTTCTGGATTAAAAAAGAATCCTTCTTTCTTATTTCCCTTAGCATCCGTTTCCCTAAGGTCTGCGACAACTTCTCTTAACCTCTTCACTTCTTCATTTGCTTTTCTGGAAGCTAAAGATGCCTTTTCAAGTGAAGATCCAAAATCTTCTATGTTTGATTCTTTAACGTCAGTTGCAAGCTTCTTAACTATTTCGGATAAGCTTTTAATTAAACTAATAGCCAGTGGGGATTTAGTTATCCAATCGCCAATACCCTCAAGTAAATCACCAAAGTTGTTTTTTAATTGTGCAACAGAACCGGCAAACGTTTCAGTTTGTGCCTTCGCTGCGCCTCCGAATCTTTCAAGTACAAAGTCTAACGCTTCGCCAGACTTTAAAGCCTCTGTGCTTAGATTTCTTAAAGCTGGTAAGCTTTCCCCAAGTTCACCAGTTAATCCAGCAAACGTCTTACCTAAGTTTTTAACCGCACTATCAAGAGACATACCTGTGGCGGCAGCCAACTCAATAGATGCTTGTGTTAGCTTGGTTGCTTCCTCGTTTGTCTTAACAAAAGTTCTAGCTAAAGAAAATAACTCCAGCGTTGCTTCATCACCTATTGTCGTTACTTCTTGTAAGTCAGACGCAAATTGCTGAATACCTAACGATGCTTCATCACTAAACTCACCAGCCAACTTAAGCGCTGTATTTAAATTATTAACAGCTTCTTCTTGTCTGTTTGCTGCCTCAATTACTTGACCAGCCGCAAACGCAGCAGCAAATGCAGCACCAATGGCCGCGCCAATAGCCAGAATTTGTGACTGTAATTGAAAGATTCCTTTGCCAAAACGCTTGTTAACAAATACATCAAAGTCATCGCCAGTCTTTTTAGAGGTTTTCTTTGCTTGCTTGCGGATGTTAGCAAAGCCCTTTTGTATAGAGCCGTCATCTAAAACTATCTCAACTTCAATACGATCGTCAGCCATTCAAAGACCTCGTAAGCATCCGCGCAAGTTGCTCTGTTGAAACTGGTTTCTTGTTTTCTGACTCTTCAAACTTAGGCGTTGACGCTTTCTGCGCAGCCTTCCAAAGTTTATTGCGTGATTCTTTTTTAAGTTTAGGGAACGCAGAAGTTTGTAAACCTATAAGGGTTTCTTCTGCCTGTATTGAATTCATTGCCTTCCATAGCATTTCAGAATCCTCGTAAGTCATTTCGTGTACTTCGTTAAAACTAAACCCATAAAACCTACAGAGCTTTGCAACTCTGTAGACATCATAGTTTAATTTTTTTTTAAGCCACTAATGCTCTCAAGCAGTAAATTGAATTGCTCCATTTCAAGCTCTTCAATAACATTTGCTGGCATACCTAAACCTGAAATCCAAGCTTTAGTGGCATCAAGCTGGGCGTATTCATCTTTCCCAGCTTCTTTAAGTTTTCGATTAAATAGGCTTACTTCTTTAACGCTAGGTTTTTTAACATCATAGGTTTCACCCTCGTACTTAACTTTAAAAACTGTGCGCTTGCCTAAATCTAAATCCATTTATCCCCCTGGTTTATGGAATATCTGCTGTGTAATCCCCAAACTTGAACAAGTTATATTCACTATTCTTGTTCTCATCTAGGAACGCAGCAAATGTAACTTCAATCATATTCGGGTTCTCACCAGAGTATGTCAATGAAGTTGGCTGCATATATGTTTTCCAAAACACTAAATCACGACTCAGATCAGCAGCATCCAAAGCAACTGGGTGCAGATGCAATCTTCTAGCTTGGACAATAACGTTAGTGCCCTGTCTAGAATCACCCCAACCAAACTCAGTCTCAGACGCGGCACCACCAGCATTAAGAGCAAATACTCTATAAAGCTTATCTAGATCAGTTTCTTTGAGAACCATTGAAATCTCAGCAGAAATACCCTGTCTAAGTTTAGCCCTTAAAGTCGTTCCAGTTTGGTGAGCGGTTACATCAAAAAGCGTCTCTTCAAAGCTGATTGAAATATCGCCATCAAGCAATCCAAGGTCGAAAGTCCCACCCTCTTGACACTGGGTAAAAGAGTTAATTGGCGTATCAACGTTTGCAGTATCAGCACATGCCCCTGTAGCTTGGTTGGTAATTAAAATGTCACTACCACCTACTGTAGGGATAGCAACATTAAATGTTCCATCCGCATCCATGTCGTTGAATACATTTGTAGCCATTGTAGCGGCATTGTCATCAGTGGTATAGCTTACAGCAATCCCAGTAAGACCACCAGGAGCAGGGTCAGCAGACGCACCATTATCAAACCATACGTAGTGAGTTGGTGTAGTGTTGCCAGCGGTTGCTAGCTGAAAATGCACACCATCAAAACTATCACTTTGGTCGGCCACCATCGTTAAAAGCCATTGTTCTTCAATTTCATGAACAACATCAGCCGGTTCTATTCGTATATTTCCAACACCTACAGACATCCTTGTCCCCCCTGTGTTATTTAATTTTTAAAAACATAAAACATCTAAATTTTCAAAACTCAGTAATCCAATCACTGAGTTATCATTCGTATCATTTAAAGGCTCAAACTCACCGTTATTCAAGGTGATGTTCTTAATGTCCCCTGTGGTCCTATCGGACACATTCATCACAGACAGAATAATAGCGTCTGCCTCTGCGTGGGCATTATCTAAAGCCTCAATAGGGTCGCTAAACCCTCTGATAAAAAAACTCACTATAACTTCAAGACTAACATTAGATGATTGCTGGTCCAAACTTAAATTAGTTATCGGTCCAGCGCCTAAATGGTAAGCCCTATCTAATACTGTAGAGGGGATGTTTTCTGTGTTGAACGCATCGGGCCATTCATGAAAGTCTAACGCTTCCATTTTGGATCTATAATACGGTCTTATCAAACTCAAACTCATCTTCTAATCAACTCCACAGTATCAAAATCATTGATCTCATTAGATGATATGGCCGCATCCTTATTAAAATCAATCCTTAATGTTGCTCTATCAGAAGCATCACTAGCCATTGAGAAGTATTTCTGCGACTTCAAATCAAAAACATCATCAACTGCGTTTGACACACCTTGGTAAATCAAACCAAGTGTTTTGAATTTAGACCATTTCTTAACATCTTCACTGATAATCATTTGGTCTTTAGTTATTGCTGAGTCATCGTCATTTCTGTAACCACGCTCGTTTATATGATCTAAGATAAGCTTCTGTGCCTCTCTGTGAACATCTAAGAACGTATTCCTACCGGACCTGGCAGCGCCACCATTGAACTTTAAAATGTTTGGCTCAATAGATACGATGTCTTTATCTGTGCTAAACAGAGCGTCATCTGCTTCGCTTATTACCGTTAATGTATAAGTCTCAGTGGTTGGGGCACCATCCGTGGTGATACGAACTGAAACAGTCGCAACGCCGTCCGTAGCGTATTCCCAATCTAAATACCAATCACTTTGTTTAGTTCCTGTAACATCTATGTATCCGTTGCCACCTACAGGCTCTATTTCTACCAGAGTAACGTCAGCTTCATCTTGAGTAATGAAAGATTTTGTAGCATCAATTCTAGTCCTATCATTAACCTGGACTGTCTCTTCTATCTCAGCATGTGGAAATATAGCCATTTGTTACCCCCAGAGCGTTAGCTCAATCCTTTTATTTGCGCCTGAAGCGGCTTTAAATTCAAATGTCATATCTTTAACAATACCAATTGGATGACTCTCAACCCCTGGCTTTAATGTTCTGTAATTAGTTCCTAGCGTGGCATCTTGGTCGTCGAAGTTATAAAAAATGTCCACATCACTGGCGTTGTAAATAGTAACAAAATCAACCTTCGGCGAGCTAAACGTATGTTGCTTAACCGCAGTGTTAGCCATTTTCCTTAATACCTTAGAAACACCTTGAGATTTTTGAGCTACATATTTGTCTGCACGTGCCATTAATACCTCACCTTACAGCCGCCACCAAGAAGAGCTGAACCACTTCCTAAATCCTTAGCTGACAAAACAACCTCAACCTTTTTAGTACCATCACCTGTAAACTTGTATTGCTTATTGCTCTGACTTGAACCCTTTGTGTGCCAAACTAAAGCACCATCAAAGTGAATTGCTACATAACAGTTTAAGTCAAACGCACCCTCACCGAAACATTCAACAATGTAAAACTCACCAGTTGGCGGCGTAGTTGTTTCTGTCTTGTCTTCGGTGTCATAGGTAACGTCTTTATGTACTTCTAATTCTATTTCAGTAACACCCATTACAGCACCCTATACCCTTCTATTAGTCCACGTAATGTATTCAGACCTGTTAAATCATCTCTAACAGTCATTTTAAATTCATCTCCATTATCACCTACCAATGTAACCGGCACCCTTAGCTCTAACTTGCCAGAGAAGAAGTTCCCTGCATTTAAAAATGAGTTCGCTTGCCCTCTAATGAAATGATCAGTGAATGACTCAATAATATCTAAGTTAGTCGTTAGGTTTTCAAACTCATAGTCAGTTGAGTTTATAGTTTGTTCTATTAAAACACCGTTTGTTAATTCGGTTATCGCACCAAACCTATCAATAGTATTATTACCAGAATCCTCAATAGATAAACCAATCTCAAAGATATACCAAATTTCACCAGCACCAGGTCCAGCCGTAAACTCAACCGCCGTGGTACTACCATCAACAGTCATATCATTACTAGAACCATCTACAAAAGGGGTGTTGAAATGAATAACAGAGTCATTTGGTATTGTTGGTTGATTGGTAATATTAGCATCAACTTTTAAGCGGTCCCCTACGTTACCAATCTCGGTAAGGTCTGTGGCACCTTCTATTTTATTAGATGTTGAGTCGGTAGTTACACCCATTACTTACCCTTCTTCTTCTTTTTACACTTCTCACACTTCAAATCAGGAAGGTTTAAAGCCCAATTGTAAATAGAACTAAAGGCAGAGATTTCTCTCGCCTTTAGCTCATAGCTTGCCTCATTCAATAATTTCATAAGGCCCTTATGCAGGGCCAAATCTTCTTTACTAAGCACTCTCTAAATACCTCACGTCCTGTGAACCAGAATCTGCAATTAGGAAGAGGTCAATGTCTTCACCAAACTCATAAGTTGCAGAACTGTTCTTTGGAATTTCAACACCATTAGCACTTGTAACGTCAGCAGCGTCACCTAAAAATACAGACTGTGAACCACGGTTCTGAATAGTTACAAAACGTCTACCAGCTAGTGGAGTTCCTAGAACTTCAGCAGCAGTAGTAGTTACAGTTGAGTTACTGTTCTGAATAGAAATGTTCGAGCTAGTGTTAACCCAAACTCTTCTATACATATCACCTAGTAAATCAAAACGATCGTTACTAGCAGACAAAGCAGTCAACGCACCATCAACTCCACGGCCACCAATCTTAATTGGGTTTCCGCTATCAGCAGCATCGTCTGCAACCGAAGAAGTTAAATCAGCCGCAACTTTCAACTCACCATCGTTATTAAATACCATCGGATGAGCGTCGCCGTCTGCACTAACTGGCGAACCAGCAGCGTCCTGGCGAACACCATACATGCTAAAGCCAAAACCACCAGCAAAAGCAGCATCGTTTTGCTCTAGATCAACTAAATTAGTTTCATCACCAATTGCAATTGAATCTTGTGTATTAACAAGATCACGAATATCTAAATCAGTTGCAGTAACTACTGCATTAAGACTTCCGTCACCATTAATGGCGAGCGTGTCCGTTCCATCACTTATTGCAATGTTAGACGTACCAGCATCTAACAATACTTCATCTAAACTTATTCCCATTCCCATAGCTAACCTCCTATACGTAAGCTATTATTTCTACGACATCACCAGTCTGCGGAGACTGAAAGTAGATTGTTTGTGATGAGTAGAAGTTTTCGTCAACAAATACACCTTGCTTTGGAATTGTAACATATTTTGTTCCACTTTCGGTTGCTGTGTAAGCAAGTTTTAACTCTGTATTGCCACGTGTTTTAATTAAAAACTTTTTTGTATCTGCAGGCAAAGCTTGTGATTGTTCTGTATCTGTAGCACCCAATGTTATGTTAAACATTGTAGGAGTTGTATTTGTAGCACCACCTAATGCAGCTAATATTAATTCTAGAGTATCATTAGCGCACTTATCATTCGTGCGAACGTCCGTTCCAGCGTCTTTGCTGTTTTCTATAAACTTATCATATTCACGGTCGCAGATTGCTCTTCGTAAGGACATCAGTCAATCTCCCCCGTTTTCTTAAACTTCTCTACTAAATCTTCCACATACCAACCATAAAAGCGTCCATCTGGGCCTACCATAATATCCCATTGAAGTTGAACGCCAAACTTGCGTTGGTGTTGTTCCATCTTACGCCGAAGACCGCGAGCGGTCTCCGACACAAGAAAGTTTGGAACATTACCAAAATGTGGACTAGCCATTAGTTGTTGTCTTTAACAACCAAAGCAGAAGTACCAGCAGTAACTTGCATTCCCTTAACACCAAATAGTTGATCTAAAGAAACTCTTCGAGCACCAGAACCGTACTCGTTAGCACCTTGATCAGCCATTTGCGGAGCTTTTTGGAAAGCAACACCCATTCCCATTGACTCATACATGTAAAATGTAGAAGCACCAATTAGGTTAGAAACAACAACGTTTACACCGTAAAGTGAACCAAGAACACCACTTGGAATTCTTGCAGATCCATAAGCATCTGGTCTAACAAAGTCAGCCTCAGCCAATAGAACAGCCTCACTATCAACACCTACAGAAAGGTAAAGATCGTTCGGGTTAGCGTTGTTTCCTAGAAGAGTTTCTCTCATTTCCAAGATAATAGACTTAGAAATTGCACCGACAGTGGTAGTTGCAGCACCAACACTTTCTAACTCAGTGATGATTTGCGTATCTACATAACGACCGTGAGCCTTAGCTGCACGTCCAGCCGCTTCCAACTGATAGTTAAGAGTAGACTGAACCTCATCACAAGAATCAATGATCCAAGCAACGTAAGCACAGAAATCTAGGTCTAGCTTATCAACTGTAGATGTTAGAACGGTTGCATCCCCAGCAGCAGCAGAAGCTCTGTTAATAACAGAAAAGCTATCTAGCTTAGGAATAGAAACCGATTGAGCACCCTTAACCGCAAACTGTGAAAGATCCCAAATAGTAGGAACTAACTTTGCTTCGGCTTGAAGTTCTCGTTGAACAAAAGACGCAATTAAATCCTGTTTAGTTGCGCCTAACTCAGTATTACCATGAATAGCATCAGCCATGACACTTTCTCCTTAAGTTTAAGAATGATTTTTTAAAATATATTCTTTCAACTCATCAGACGTCATTTTAGAAGTGTCTAACTTTAATGAACCAACTCCTGGTGTTGGGTCTTCAAACTTAGGTGCTGACTTGGCAAATAGGTATGGATGCTTTTGTTTAGCCTCTTCGACTAAAGACTTTATCTCATCTGAATCACCGCGAAGTGATTCTTTATCAATGTCTACAGCAGTTAAATCAACAGCTTTAGCCAATAGGTCTGGGTTTACACACCCAAACTTAGCAGCTTCTGTTTCTAACTGTGATTGCAAATTAGAGAAAGCCAAATTACCAACCTTACCTTTTGTCTGTGTAAGCTCTTCTTTCAATGAAGCGATAAGCTCATCTTTCTTACCTTCAGACGCAAGCTTGTCTTGCTCTAGAGCTATTGTCTTTTCTTCTAGCTCTGCAGCTCTGGCTTTGGCTTTTTTAGCTTCTGCCAACGTGCGTTTGTAGGTATCGTAAGCAACTGAATCTTTCGTACTCTGTACTTGGACTTGTTCACTCACTACTTCCTGTTCTACGCCACTGGCTGTTGATTCAGGCTGGGCACCGCCCACTTTAGACTCTTCTGACATTTTAACCCCCATGTCATTTATTTTACAAGTTTTAAAATCCGCGAGCCTTAATGGCTCTGCGAAGATTTCTTTTAACTAGTACGTTAATTGATTTATTTACTTTGTCATTAATATTTAAGAATTTATATCCCTTATTAAGCCTTAACAACGCTCTATATACGGATCTAGCGTTAGTTTTCTTGTTCTTATTCTTGTCTAATATCTTCCAAACACCAATCATTCTAGGAATATCTTTCTTCGGCACCACCTGAGTTAATGCCCTAAGGTCTGGAACCAATAGGTTTTTGTTACGCTCTGGCTTAATAAATATCTCTAAAGTACCCGTCTTTGTGTTCTTTACTTTCCAACTAACCGCGTCAACCAAGTTGCCAGTCATTGTAACGTTTGATTTAAGCCGATTCTTTCTAAAAGCTGGGTGAAAGTTATTAAAGAAAGACAACAACTCACGTGCTGCTATGCTGAACTCCGACAAATCAGGAAACTCACCATCAGACCTACCAACACCGCGCATCGGCTTGCCGCGTCTGGCCTGTGTTTGAATGCGCTTAACAATCAAATTACCCATATCGCGTTGTAATTGCTTTGATTGCTTAACATCTTTAAAGGTCTCTTGAATGTTTTTAATTACCTTCTCAACACCTTTAAACCTAATTGTTTTCTTCGCCATCCGTGGCCTCTTTAAACTTAGTTAATAAAGCCGCAACCTTTTCGTTAAATGCAGCCCTTTCTTTATCTCTAAATGAATTTAAAGCACTACTAAACTCACCCCTTATCTCAGACTTCTCAGAACCGTTAATGCCAAAGAAGTCCCTCTTAGGCATATTACCACCACCAGTTATATGACCATGAGCCTTTGCACTCTCATCACTGTCATCCCAACCTATCTCGATAGTATTACCATCAATCTTTGTAACATCTATTTGGTCTAACATATCACCAGTTAAACGAAGATTTACCTTGTTAGACTTACCAGCAGCATCGAAATCAAGACTACCCTTATATTCTTTAGAATACTTAGTAAAAGACTTGCCGTTCACATCTACACTTTGTTCTGTGCGTGTGAGCATAGCATCTATAATTGCCTGCCCTACAGCTTCTCTAAATGCATTGTTTTGTGGAACTTTACCGCCGAAGAACTCAGTAAGATTAACCCTCAATCTCACTCTGTTCTGGTTCTTCGTTATCTTCTCCACGCCCTTCACTTTCGCCAACTTCGCCCCCTGCAAATGGAATAACATCAGGCATATCTATTTCTTTCTCTGCATCTAACTTTGCCTTGATCTCTTTTGCGATTTCTTCACTTACATTCCTGTCTTCCATTATGGCTTCGACTTCACTAATCAAACCTAAATCTAAGCGCTTCTCAATATTAGTTAAACGCTCAGTCTCTGTCTGCACAGCCATTGGCTCATGGAACTTAACATCAACCTTAATGTTTTCATTCAGTGATGAAGCATTTAAATCATCAACCAAACGCTCTTCTGGCACAACACCCTGAAATGCATTAGACCATGCCACCAATATCTTAAGTGCCTGATCCTCAACGTGATCAAATAAAGCCATGTCTTGCTTACTGGCTTCAAACTTATCAAGCATTGCCAATAGTCTTTCTATACCTGAACTGAATCCTCGTGATTCACCACCAGTAGAGATAGTGCTTGGGTCAATCCCCTCAGCAGCCAAGAACACCCTTAGCTTTGTTTCAAGTATGCTCAATGCACCTGCCAAATCAGGGCTTGGTGAAACGAACTGAAAACTAGGCGTTACATCAGGGTTATTCTTATCAATCTTGTTCCAAATCAAATGCTGTGGTCCTACTTGAATACCAGTTGGCTTCTTAGCACTCGTTATAACCCCTTGGGCATACCCCTGAAGCCTGTTAATATTGGCCAAATCACTCATACAAGTGGCCCACTCTAAGCTGAATTCAACTGTACTTGATCCCCTACGAACAAAGAACTGGAAGTCTTTCTCTGTAGCAATGTCCACAAATGGTAGCATTCCAATAGGATTAGGCATGATTTCAGTAAGTAATTGACCCTTCCCATCTGTTACAAAATGCCACTCATCAGACCACCAAACATATTGACCTTGTGGCCCCATTCTATCGTTATCATCTGCTATTGTTTGGTTGTTTCTATCATTAAAACTATACCTATTACTATCACTTGAAGTTGAGTTTTCTCTAAACGTCTTATGCATGTCAAAGTCCCAAACATTCATTACATAAGCGAACGCCTTCTCAGGATTCAAACTATCTGGCACAACATCATACATATGAGGACCCAAAGGTCTCATCTTAATCTTACCTTCTTTAGGTACAATCTGAAGTGCACACTGATCAAACAAGTTATAATATTTGTTAGCTAAGTGAAGCATCGTATCTGCATGTGATGTTCTATAAAGCGCATCTAATTGATCTTGCTCGCGCTCAGTAACGTTTGCAAACTCACGCTTAGGCTCGCCCCTATAGATGCTCGATTTCTCATCAATGATTCGCTTGCTTAAGTTAATG